CGGCCACGGCCGACGAGGCCTTCCTCAAGACCGGGCGCAACGTGTTCCCGCTCGACAAGCTGATGCAGAACTACGTGCCCAAGCACGGGATCCGTGGCTACCTCCACCCCCGGGCCCACGGACGCTACGAGTTCGTCAAGGACCCGAACGGCGAGCTCACCGTGTTCCGTTACCCCAGCTCAGACAGGGAGTGGGGCGACTACTTCGTGGCCGGCGACCCGACATCGGTGGTGATGGGGGACGCGGCCTGCATCCAGGTCATCAACCGGCGCACGCTCGAGCAGGTGGCGGTATGGCACGGGCGCATCGACCCGGTCAGCTTCGCCGACAAGATCATCGAGCTCGGCCGCTACTACAACGACGCCGAGGTGTCGACGGAGATTGAGGGTCCGGGCTACGCGACCATCGGCGCGATCCTGGCCAAGCAGTACCCGCGGGTGTGGATGCACCGCTGGGCCGACCGTCACCCCGGCCGGCCCGGCGTGAACTACGGGTGGTCGACGAACCGCAACCGCAAGCACTGGATGATGCAGCAGACCGTGAGGCTCCTGGTCGACCACGCGTTGTTGATCCACGACCAGCTCACCTACGACCAGATGCGCGACTACGGGGTGATCGACGCCTATGGCGAAATGGGTCCTGTGTCACCCAACGGGTTCGACGACGCGGTGATGGCGTACTGCCAGGCGATCATCTGCTCGATCACCGAGACACCGCCCGACGCGTACGACCCGGGCCAGATGGGCGGTCGACGCCCACCGAAAGCACCCAACACCGACATCATGGGCGTGCCACCCTGGGAAGCTTTCGGAGATGCCCAGGGTGAAGTGGCTTGACGGGCACAATGGCCACAAGCCATGCCTACCTACGAGTTTCAGTGCGAGCACGCGATCGACGGCGCATACCCGGACACGAAGCTGATCTGGCCGGCGCCGACCAGGGAGCCGGCGAGCTGCCCCCACGGGTCGCCTGAGTTTCGCCGTCGGTTCACGTTCGGGGGCATCACGAAGGGCTGGAGCGGGGGGTACAACCCCACGATCGGGCGCTACGCGTCCAACGAGCATGAGGTGTCCGAGTCGCTCAAGGCGGCGTCGGAACGCGCGTCAGAAGAGTCGGGCACCGAGCATCGGTACAAGGCGATCGACCCGCGGGAGCTGGCCGCCATGAAGCCAGAGAAGCCGAAGCCGAAGCCGATCAACGTCGACAAGCTGGCGGCTGAGCTCTCGAAGGTCATGTAGTGACGATCACCTCGGACCCGCTGCAGAAGATCCCTCTGCCCCCGGAGCCGAACACCGCCGACGAGGTGGCGCTGCTCTACAAGTGCAACCAGAACTTCCAGCTGGCCAGGGAGGCGAAAAAGCCCCTGTACAGGGACTGGAAGCGGAACTACCTGCTGCTGTCGAACCGAATGTGGTCGGACTTCCGCTCTCAGTGGATGCCGGCGCCCGCCGACTCCGAGGTGTACCCGATCATGAGCGGGCTCATTGGGTGGCTCACCGACCAGTCGGTCATGTACACGCTCCAGGCCGCGACCGAGCCGGGGTCACCGTGGCACCAGTACCTCGAGGGGCTCGTCGACGACCTCGAGACCATCATGCAATCGAACTGGAAGGTGCGGAACCACCAGGGTTCGGTGACACAAGGCATGTGGGATGCCGGTCTCTACGGCGCGGGGATCCTCAAGACGGTCTGGGACCAGTCGCTCGAGAAGGGCATGGGCGACGCGAACCTCACGCACGTCGACGCGTGGAACTTCTACCCGGACCCCCAGGCGACCAACGAGACCGACGGCGACTTCTACATCGAGGTGCGGCGCGTCTCGTGGGGCGAGATCGAGCGCCGGTTCCCGGACACCTGCGACCGGCTGCTCTCTGACATGCTCTTCGATTCGGCCGACGACGGCATCGACTCGGACAACAAGCCGACCAACACGGCGCGGGGACCGAGCTCGAACCCGTACTCGATGACCAAGGGCTACCCGACGGCCAAGACGAGCTCGACCGGCCTGCCCGGCCAGGCCCGTGCCAAGGCGTGGATCCCCGAGGGACTGATCGTCTACGAGGGCTGGTTCCGCGAGAACCGCGACACCGAGACCCCTGACCCGTTCTGGGAGCCGCCCGACAACGACCCGCAGGCCGAGGCGCCAATGGTCGACGTGATCTACGACGACTGGAAGCTGATCATCTGGAGCTCGAACACGATCCTGCTCGAGGCGTGGGCGTCGGATCTGTGGGACGGCGCCGAGCACCCGTACAGCCGATTCGTCTACGAGGACACGGGGGAGTTCTGGCCGACACCGCTGGTGTCGCACCTCGCACCCGCCCAGATCGCCATCAACCGGCTCCTGGCGGCCCTGCAGCAGTCGGCCGAGCTCACGGGTAACCCGATCCTCACCGAGCCCGCACAGGCGAAGGTCAGCGCAACGCTGGTCACCAACCGCCCGGGCCAGCGGTTGCGGTACAACGGCCAGCAGGGCGGGGGAGCGCCGTCCTGGCTGAACCCTCCGTCGATGTCGGGTGACGTGCTGCGCCTGGTGCAATTCTGGATCGAGCGCATGGAGAACATCTCGGGCCTGTCGACCGTGTCGAAGGGCAAGGCCCCCCAGGCCCGGGCGGCCGAGGGCGTGGTCAACCAGGTGCAGGAGTCGGGGTTCATCCGCGTGCGGTCGATGCTCCGCAACCTCGAGCGCACGCTCCGGCGGGCCGGCACGATCGAGGCCCAACTGATCGTCGAGAACTACACCGAGGCGCGCACGGTGTCGATCATCGGCCCGGAGGGCTCGAGCTCGTCGGTGGTGCTGCGTGAACGGCACTTCATCGACGCGGTGGAGAACGAGTACGCGCCCTTCAAGTTCTCGATCATGGTGAACGCCGGATCCGACACCCCGACCTCGCGCCAGGCGCGGATGTCGGAGGCGACGACGTTGTTCACCATCAAGGCGATCGACCGTCAGGCGTTGCTCGAGAACGTGAACTTCCCGCACTGGCCCGACGTCGAGCAGCGCATGAAGCAAGCCGAGGCACAGGCCGCGCAGCAGGCCGAGGCAACAGCGCGCGCCAAGACCGGCCGCAAGTCATGACATTTACCCGGGAATAACTTCGCGCACTCGTAGCGTCCTGGGCATGGCTCCAGTGCCCTACGACCAGTTCGAGGGAGACCCGTGCGACGAGGATGCCGGCGGCATCATCGGCCAAGTCTCGGGTCCCACTTCGTTTTCTGAGTACGAAGGCGCCGATTGGCCCGGGTGCCGGCGCAACGTCACCGCACCCCCGCAGAACATCCCTGACCCGCTGGCGCGGCGCAAGGGGTAACGGATCGGACAACAGCGTCCGAGATCGAGCAGTCGGGCGAAGAACCCGGCTTCCTCTCTCGGAGGGAGGTGATGCACCAATGGCACGTCGCAAGGGCCGTCACGGCAAGCGGGGCTAGTCCCGCAGAAAGGAGCAGGAACCATGGGAGTTTCAAGCTCCAACACGAGCGCCCAGGGCGCTCGTAACGGAGATTCGCAGATCATCCCGCAGGGTCAAACCAGCGGGTGCTACGGCAACGACCCCTACATCGAAACGAAGCAGGGGAAGCCCGACGTGGGTGCGGCCAAGCCGCTCAAGCCCTGATCTGATCCATGGCGAAAGATGTCAGCCAGTCGGTACGGGATTCGCTCTCGATGGCAGCCACGAACGTCGCGCAAGCGATGACGGCGCCGGACGCGGGTCCCATGATGCCGATCCTGCAGAAGCTTCACCAGGACATGGTTGGCATCATCCAGCGAGGCGGGCAGCCTGGCCAAGGCATGCAGCAGGGCGGCATGCCGGGCCAGGGCCCACCTCCTGGAGCTGGAGGCCCACCGCAAGGTGGTCCGGGTGGCCCGCCGCAGGGCCCGCCCGGTGGTGGTCAGCAGATGCCACAGGCCGGCGGCCGGGGATTGTTCCCCAACTCGCCGACCCCGTCTGCCCAGCAATTGCAGGAACTCATCGGCGGTAGGACGGGGATGTAGGCATGGCACCATTCGGAGACACGCCGGATATGGCTGCAGAAGTGGCCGCGGGAATCACGCAGCAGGGCGCCGATGACGCGCTGATCGCTGGGGCGTTCGGCGACGCGGCACTGACCGAAGAGCCCGAGGTCACGACCCAGGGCGGCGTCGGCATCGACCCGACCCTCTCGGTTGACGCTCCAGAGGTTCCCGAGGGCGAAGAGCCGGTCGACGATGGCTTCCCACCCGCGCCGACCGGCCCGATCACCGAAGAGCCGGCCGCAGGCGACGAGGACGACGAGGACGACGAAGTCGACGAGGACGGCAACATCACCTTGCCCGACGGGCAGGTGGTGTCGATCGCCCGACTGCGCGAGCTCGCACAGCTCGACGCGGCCTTCCGCACCAACCCGGCGGTCCAGGGCGCAGTCGAGCGCGCGGTCCGCGAGAACGGTTTGCTCCCCGGTGCTACACCGGCCCCACCGCCGGTTGGGGGCATCCCCGGCGGTTACCCGCAGGGTGTTGTTCCACCTCCACCCGCGGCGCCTCCGGTGGTTCCGCAGTTCCAGCCGCTGCCGACGTTCGAGCTGCCGGCCGACATCGATCCACAAGATCCCACGGTCATGTGGGTGCAAGCCCAGCAGCGCGCCATGGCCGAGCAGAACCAACAGCTCATGGCGGGCCAGCAGGCGATCCTCGCCAACATGCAGCAGCAGGCGCAGGCCACGGCGGCCAGTTCCCTCGAGCGGGCCCGGGCCGACTTCCAGGGCCGCTACCCGACGCTGTCGTTCGACGACGTCGCCCAGATCGAGGCCCAGGCCGGCGCACGCGGGCTCGGCGGTCACTTCATGCGCCAGTACGGCGACCCGTACAAGGCCGCACTCGAGTCGCTCGAGGTGCAGGCCGGGTCCATGGCCGAACTGCGACCCAAGCTCTTTGCAGCAGCACCGACCGGCGGCAACGTGACACCGATCGACAAGGCGAAGCAACAGACGAGGGCCAAGGCCCATCGAGCAATAGCTGGTAAGGGCGGCACGGCGCCGCGCACCGAGCCTGCACAACCCCGGAAACTTTCGCAGAGCGAGAAAGAGGCCGCCATGGCCGGCGTCATTGCTCAGGCGATGCAGGCCAACTGAAAGGACCAGCTAGACCATGGCCACCCCCATCGGCGTCGATGTCGTGACTGCAATCTCCCGGAGGTTCATCCTCCCGGACATTGCCGACAACGTCTACAACTCCAACCCCGCCTTCTTCCGTCTGAACAAGATGAACAAGAAGATGGTGCAGGGAGGCACCCAGATCGAGCTGCCCGTGATGTACTCGCGGTTTGCAGCCGGCGGGTGGTACACCGGATTCGACGCGCTCAACGTGTCGCCTTCGGACACGGTCAAGAACGCGGCGTTCGACTGGAAGCAGGGCTACGTGCCTGTCACCGTCGACGGCCGCACGCTCGTCCGGGCCGACAGCCCGCAGGCGGTCGCTCGGTTCCTCTCGTTCTACTTCGGCCAGGCCGAAATGGAACTGGCCGAGATCATCGGCTCGGCGCTGTGGGCCACCAACCCCCCGACCAACCAGCCTGACTCGATCCCCGTTGCCGTCGACAACGGGACGCTGGCGGCCACCTACGGCGGCCTGACCCGCTCGAGCAACACCTTCTGGAACGGCCAGATCGACAACGCGACGACGACCCTCTCGTTCGCTGCCATGCAGACGATGTTCGGCAACGCCACCTTCGGTGGCCGGCACCCGACGATCATCATCACCGACCAGCACGAGTACAACACCTTCATCGGTCTCTTCTCCGGGACCACGTACTTCGAGCGGGGCCCGGCGGGTTACGACGAGGTGCTGGCGCAGGGCGGTTGGACCAATGCTCTGTTCAACAACATCCCGTGCGTAGTCGACTCCCACGTTCCCACGGGCCTCGGTGCGGCCGGTGCCGGCACGCACTCGATGTACTTCCTCAACGAGAACTTCATCTACTTGATCGTCGCCCAGGGCGTCGACTTCAAGCTCGAGGACTTCATCACCCCGGTCAACCAGGACGCCATGGTGTCCAAGCTGTATTGGATGGGCGACCTCTGCATGAACAACCTCCAGACGCAGGGCGCGTTCTGGGACCTCTCGTAAGAAAGGGCGCCGATGCCTGACCAGACAATTGAAAATCCGACTGGAGCGTTCAACCCGCTCCAGCCGATTCCGCCCACCACGCCAGGTGCGTGGCCGGGCCAGGCCCCTGGGTGCCGTTACGTCGACTTCGAGAACACGGGCGCGGCCGCCATCCAGGCCGGCGACTGGGTCCAGCTCGACGCGACCGGCACGACGACCCACGTTTTCGGCATCATCCGCGGCGTGCACGGTGGGACCGTGGCGCGGCGTGTCGGCATTGCTGCCGATGCCATCGCTGTCGGGGCTGTGGGCCGTGTCATCGTCGAGGGCCCGGCCGTGGCCAAGGGCGGCGCTGCCGGGGTAACGGCGGGCCAGCTCGTCGTGCCGTCGACCGTGGCCACGGACGACGGTTGCCTGGTGGCCGGAGCCACGGCCACCACAGTCGTCGGAGTCGCGCTGGTCACGGCCGGCGCTGTCGCCGGTACGGCCCTGCCGATGTGGGTGATGCCCCAATGAGCATGCTCAGCGGCAACGATCTGCTCGGGGTCAAGAACCTGGGCGACGAGGACATCCACTGGAAGGTCGACGGCCAGGCCGTCAACATTCCGAAGGGCAAGGCCAAGACGGTTCCGTTCGATGCTGTGCGGATCCACCTCGGCGACCCGCGCTCGGGCGAGGCCTCCCGTGTCGTGACTGACGGGCGTGAGCGCGTTCGGCTCCCGTCCCGCAGCGACGAGTACGCCCGCCTGATGACCCTCTACGGGGCCGGCGTGCGTCAACTGGTGGCCAACCAGGCGGGCGCACCGATCACCCTCACGCTCGAGGACGTCGCTCCCAAGTGCGAGGTGACGACGATCGACGGCGAGAAGGTCGACACCGTGGTCTCGGACCCGACCGGCGAGAACCCCGCTCCGGTGGAGCTCGACACCGAGGAAGCCCTCAAGGCCCAGCTGCTCCAGCTCCAGCGGACCCAGGAGGCCACCGAGCGTCGGCTCAGGGAGCTCGAGGGCAACCCCGTCGACGGCGAGGACGGCGAGCAGGTCGGCGAGGACAGGCCCGGCGGCGCCCGGGGCCGTGGCAAGTCGGCGGCCGCCTGATGGCCATCTGCACGTTTGCAGTCCAGCGGCCCGTGCCGAACCACGGCGGGGCGATCGGCAAGGTGCTCGGTGTCGTCGAGCACGTCACCGTCGGCGAGTCGTCCCCGTTCCCAGAGTTTGCGAACCCGCAGAACGAGGTGAGCTCTCACTTCGGGATCCTCGAGGACGGCACGATCGAGCAGTACGTCAACACCGCGCTCGAGAGCTGGGCCCAGGCCGAGGGGAACGCGAGCTACCTGTCGGTCGAGACCGTCGGCGAGCCCACGACCCCGCTCACCATCCAGCAGGTCAACAGCTTCGGCAAGTTGATGGAGTGGTGCCACACGCAGCACGCGGTGGAGCTCGTCATCACCGACACCCCCGGGCAGCCCGGCCTCATAGGGCACGGCGATGGTGGAGTGGCGTGGGGCAACCATGAGGGTTGCCCGGGGGACCTGCGTAAGGCCCAGCGCGCCCAGATCCTCCAGATTGCCGGCGCAACGGTCGAGCTCGAGCCTCCGGCGACGGAGCCGGCCCCCGAGCCTGCAGCACCATCCGAGCCGGCGCCCGCGCCGGTCCCAACCACCGAGGGAGAATTCATGCCCCCCACAGTCCAGAACGGCGATGTGTCGGGATCAGTGCGGAGCGCCCAGGCGCTGCTCAACTTGCACTCGACCGTGACCGTCGACGGGGACTTCGGCCCGGCGACCGAGCAGGCCGTCAAGAACTTCCAGACGATTTTCAAGCTGGAGGTTGACGGCGTTGTCGGTCCGCAGA